ATTTCTGGGATACTAAGGAATCAGCAAAAATGTATGACAGATGTATAAGATTAGATTTCCATCCAAAAGGGACAGAATATATGGATGTAATAACACATGAATGTTCACATATGATAGAAAGAATAACTGACTGGAATGAATTTGCTCCTAAAGTTACTAATGAGGCATTAAGTTATCTTGGAATTACATCTATAAAAGATAAACAATTAGTGGCTCAATCATTATCTAAATATGCTACTTATAATGAGGCTGAATTTATGGCAGAATCATTTGCAGATGCTATATCTAATGGAGATAAAGCAAAACCAATATCTAAAGAGATTCTTAAAATAATTAATAGGGAGTTGAAAAAATAATGTCTGAAATGTACCAAGATTTTATGGATTATGTTAATTTTGACTACTGTAACTGGACTATTAAAGAAGATGCTCCAGACTGGGCAAAGAAAGAATTTGAAGAATATATAAAAGAAAAACAAAATAACAAGGACATTAAATAAATAAGACATACATTTGTATGTCTTATTTATTTAATGTTAAGCTCTGGATCTAATTCATATTTTTTTGTAGCTTCATTCATAGTTATCCATAAGGTAGATAATTTAATTAATATTTTTAAATCTTCTATATCTTTATTTGCAATCTTTCTAATGTAATGAGTTTCATCATTGCCTAAATAAGTTGCACCTAAGATACAAGATTTCATTTTTGGATGTTGTATATATGCTTCTATACATTGTTTTAAAGGTCTTTTATCTATAGAAGAAGACTCTTCTGGATATTCTAATTTTGCATAATCTTTAACTAGATGCTCCAATGCCTTTCTATATCCCATTCCACATATATCTTTTAGTCCTACTGTTTCTGCTAGTTTAGCTTGATTGTAAATATTAACAAAACTCTCAGATATAAATGTAACTTCACTACTAAATTTTTCTGGATCTTCATTATATGGATATGTAGTGTATAACATCCATCTTTTTAGATATATAGTATCATATTTAAAAATAGATATTATAAGCTCTTGGCATAAGGGACAACTTTCTATCACAACCAACTTTTTTAAAAAAGGCACATGAGATATATATGTAGGCTTTATACCTTTATTGCAGGATGGACAACTATTAACTATTCCATGAATATTATAATCATGTATTTCTCTACTATGAATAGAATCTGAAAAATTAGACATATTAAAACCCCCTTGTACCTTAATATTCTAATAATACCATAATATTACAAACTAGGTGAACTTTCTTATTAGATAATATTTTAGAATTAACTCTAATGTATTTTAAACTGGGCAAAAAAAGAATTTGAAGGGTATATGAGAGAAAAACAAAATAATAAAGATATTAAATAATTAAGAAATGGACACTATTACCATTAGTTTATAGTACAATCAAAATAAATAAAACTATAAAGGAGATGGAATAAATGGATCCACTTACAGCAATACAAGGTGTTTTAACTATAGCAAAAGGGATAAATAACACAAAATTAACACAAGAAATAATAAATTTACAACAAAGTGTACTTAAAGTTGTTACTGAAAATAATGAGTTTCTTAAAGCAAACTTAAGATTACAAAGTGAACTAGATATATTAAAAATGCAATTAGAAGTAAAAGGAAAAATAGAATTAAGAGATGGAGCATACTGGGTAGATGAAAAAGGACCATATTGTATAAAGTGCTATGATAAAGATGGTCAACTCAGAGCTGTTGTTAATAATAAGCTGGAAAATAAAATGCATTGTCCTTCATGTGATTATACATATCAAACAGAAGAACAAGTGCAAAAACAAATTAAAGAAAATGAAGATTTTTATAATTTTGCAAGGAATCAATAAAACAAAGTAAGAGCAGTTTAAATAGCTGCTCTTTTATTATACAAAAAAACAAAGGTGATGATTAATTATGGAAATATCAAGAGGAATTTACACTATGATATTAGTTGGAACTAATACAGAAGATGGCTATATATACAATCAAATACAAGGACAAACAGATGCTAAAGTATATCTTTGTAAAGATAAGAGCATGAAAATAATTTGCTCTGGTATATGTGCAAAAGAGGATAAAGCAATGAAAAAGGTATTTAACTCTTATATAGATGACAAAGAATTAATGCTAAAAATTAAAGGCTATATCAACAAAGAAATAAGAATAAAAGTTGAAGATATTAAAATTGATGCTCCATATGATGATGCATCAACATATTCAATAACTTTCATATCTAAATAAAAAAATAACAAAGTTCTAGAATGAACACAGAGAGCATTTAAGAGGCTCTTTTTTTATGCCTTTTTTACTTATTGCAGGCTTTAAAGAACAATAAATATAAAAATATGAACTTATAGGCTAACTTGACTATAAGGGCAAAATATGAGGTGTAACAATGGACTTAGAAAAAATATTAGAATTATTAAATGACAATGAGGCACTTAAAACTGACTTATTGGCTAACTTAGTTAATGATGATGTAGTAAACAATTACTTAGATTCTGAATCTGGTAAGAAGGTACTACAACCAAGAATGGATAGAAACTTTAACAAAGGTTTAGATTCTTGGAAACAAAATAACTTAGAAAAAATAATGAATGAGGAAATAGCAAAAAGATTTCCTAATGAAACTCCAGAGCAAAAGCAAATAAGAGAATTAAAGCAGCAAATGGAGCAAATAAAGCAAGAGGCTACAAGAGAAAAATTAACATCACAAGCAACAGAATTAGCTAGTAAAAGTGGTTTACCAGCTGCATTAGTAAAGTATTTTGTTGGCTCTACAGAAGAGGAAACAAGATGCAACTTAGATTTATTTGAATCAGAGTATAAGACACAGTTAGATAAAACTGTAGTAGAAAGAACTAAAGGTACTACTCCATCTACTCCTACTCAAACTACTTCTACTACTGATACTAAGAACATGTCATTTACTGATTTTATAAGCATGCAGTAGTAAACAACTTTTAATATAAATTCAAGAGCCAATTATCTATGGCTCTTTTTTAGTGCAAAAAAAAGCACATCACAAATCAAATCTAAAATTCAATTCAAGAGAGGAATTAAAAAACATGGCAATGACTAAATTAACAAATCTAATAAACCCAGAGAAATTAGGAGCATTTATAGATGCTAAATTAACTGACTTAATAAAACTAGCTCCTTTAGCTAGAATAGGTAGAGATTTACAAGGACAAGCAGGACATTCTTTAACTATACCAGTGTATCAGTACATAGGAGATGCAGCAGATCTAGCAGAAGGTGAAGCAGATGTTCCAGTATTATTGCAAGCAAGTTCTACACAAGTAACTGTTAAAAAGGCTGCTAAAGCTGTTGAATTAACAGATGAATCAATATTATCTGGATATGGAGATCCAGTAAATGAAGTAGCAACTCAATTATTACATTCTATAGCTAATAAAGTAGATAATGACTGTTTTGCTGCTTTAAGAGCAATAACTGGTAACATGGTTCATGCACATACTGGAGCTGTAACAGTAGATATTGTAGCAGATGCTGTATTAAAGTTTGGAGAAGATATAGAAGATACAATGTATGTATATATGAACCCAGCTCATTATGGTGCTATAAGAAAGTCAGCTGATTTTGTTCACATAGCAAATGGAGAAGCAAAAGTTACTGGACATATAGGAATGATATATGGTGTAAATGTTGTTATATCTAATAAAGTAACTACTACTGAAATGTATATAGTTAAAGAAGGTGCTGTAGGCATAGAGTTAAAAAGAGAAACTAATGTAGAATCTGACAGAGATATATTAACTAAAACAAATGTATATGCAATAGATAAGCACTTTATTGCATATTTAAGAGATGCATCAAAAGCTATAAAAGTTACTATAGCTGCTGCTTAATTACAATTAAATAGACATAAGTAAATTAGAGGCTCATATCAGCCTCTTTTTTTATTAGAAAGGACTGATAAGAATGGGCATAGGACTATTTAGAAGAAGAAGAGTACAACCATTAGAAGTTGAACCAGAAATTAAAATAGAAGTACCAAAAGAGCCTAAACCTAAAAAGCCAGCTACTAAGAAAGCTGGTGAAAAATAATGCTTACTAGAATTAAATTAAAATTATCTATAACTGATAATAACCAAGATGCATTATTGACTATGCTTTTAGAAGATGCATCTAATTTAATTTGCTTATATGTTACACAAGAAACTCTGCCAGCCAAACTAGCATGGATAGCAGAAGAAATAGCCATTAAAAGATTTAGAAAAATAGGCTCAGAAGGATTAAAAGCAGAATCAATAGATGTTATTAAGAATGACTTTGAAGATGCTCCATTATCTGAATATAGCTCTATATTAAATGAGTATAAAGCATCTAATAAAAAGAGATTAAGGACTTTATAAATGAATTTTAATAATAATATAGATGTTTATTCAAATATATCTACTTCTGATGGCTATGGTGGTGTAACTAATGAATATATAAAACACTCTACTATTAAAGCTGCTCTAGCTCCTATAACTATAGAAAATATAATATCTGGTGGAAGAGAAATTAACCATCAAGTTATTAAGTTATTTACTAAAAATAAAATAGATTTGCAGGACTTTGCTATTAATTATAAAGATGTGACATACAAGTATATGACATTCACTGATTATGGAAAAGTAATGCTATACATTATGGAGATAGATAAATAATGAAGATAAGAATGAATTTAGATATAGCAGATGTTCTGGCTAGTCTTGAAGATGCAACTGAGATAATGCCAGAATTAAATATAGCAGTAAGAGATACAGCTTTTAATATAGAAAGATCTGCTAAGTTAGCTGCTCCAGTAGATACTGGAAGGCTAAGAGGTTCTATAACTACTGACTTTAAACCAAGTGAAACTAATCCAGAAGCAGAAGTAGGAACTAATGTAGAATATGCAGATTATGTAGAGTATGGAACATATAAGATGGCAGCAAAACCTTATTTGAACCCAGCTTATGATAAACATATAGAAAAGTTTGAAAACCAAGTAAGCAGGATAATAAGGAGGCTGTTATAAATGCTAGATGTACAAAAAATTATATATGATGAATTAAATAAACTTCCTTATGATGTTTATGACTATGTTAAAGAAGATGCTCCATTTCCTTTTGTAAGAATTAGTAGCACTTTCAGTAGTCCTAATAAAACTAAAACATCAAAAGGACATAGGACAATGCAATATATAGATATTTTTTCTAATTATAAAGGTTCTAAAGAAGTTAAAGAAATTATCCAAGACATAGAAATTCTATTAGATGGAGCTATTATAAATGGCTATATGATTTCTTTAGAACATTCAACAGTAATTACAGAAGATATGAAAGCAATGTTACCTAAAGACATACCAAACAAAGGCACTATCTATCATGGTGTACTAATATTTGAAATCAAGAGCTATTAAACATGGCTCTTTTTTTATGCAAAAAAACTAACTAGAGAGGAATTAACAAACATGGCAAATGAAGCAAAAAGAGGTTTAGACCTTATGATATATGTGGGGGAAACTGCAATAGGTGGACAAAGAGGTGCATCTATAGAAATGACTTCTGAAACATTAGATGTATCAACTAAAACAACTGGAGACTGGACTGCTAAAATAAGTGGTGCTAAATCATGGACTTCAAGTTGTGAAGGTATATGTTTTATAAGTGATACTGGATATAAAGCTGCTGTAGCTGCTTTTAATGCTGGAACTGCTGTAACAATAAGATTATCTGATGAAGGAAAAACAATAGGATATACTGGATCTGCTATAATAACAACTTTATCTATAGATGCTCCATATGATGATGCAATGACATATTCTATGGATTTTGAAGGTGTTGGAGCTTTAACAGAAATAGTTCCAGTACCATAATAATAAACTGCTAGGAGTATAGCAGTTTTTTTAATACAGAAATTTAAAAATGAGTAGGAGAACAAACACATGACAAATACAGTAATAAAAATAAATAATAAAGACTATTTATTAGCATTTGATATAAATACATTATGCTTAATGGATGCAAATGGTTTTGATGTAATGAATTTAGACAATGAAGCATTTACTATATCTACTTTTAGAGAATTATTTTATTATGCTTTAATGAGATATTATAAAAAAGATTTAACATTAGAAAAAGCAGGAGAAATAATGTCTGAGTTCTTAGAAGAAGGTGGAGACATGGCAGAAATGACTGAAAAAATTACAACTGCATTAACTAAAGCAATGGGACAATCAAATTCTGATAAGGGAAAGTAGATACTAGGGAGGCTGTAGAGTCTCCCTCTTCTTTTTTAGAATACATATCTGGATTATATACTTTTGCTGTTGGAGAAATAGGAATAGCTCCAGAATCATTTTATAATTCTAATCCATATGAAATTGGCTTAATAATCAATGGTTATGAGAATAGACAAAGAGCAATGTATAATATAACTTTTACTGCTTCTTATAATGCATATGGATACATTAAAGCTGGTAAAAAGTTTAAAGAATTAAACCTATTTAATGATTCTAAAGAAAAAAACAGCAGACAAAAAATAGATCCAGAAAAGAAAAAAGAAGAATTAAACTACCTATTAAATGTATTTGAAAACAACAAGGTAGGTGAAATAAATAATGTCTAATAATAGAAACATGATGATTAGATTATCTTTAGATGCTGCTGCATTTAAATCTGGTTTAAAAGATGCAATGGCTGCTGTAACTGACTTTAAAAGTAAAGTAGAAAGCATAGGAAAAGTAGTTGCTGGAGCTGCTAAAGCATATGTAAAATTAGGGACTGAATCAATTAAATGGTTTGCTAATACTGCTAAAGCTGTTGTAAGTGCATCTATTAAAATAGGTGCTGCTGTAGGTGGAATAACTGCTGCTGCTGTAAATATGGCTGGGGAGTTCCAAGCTCTGGATTCCATGTTTAAGCAGACTTTTGGAAGTTTAACTGATACTGCTACTAAAGCAATGGATAAGATGGCCAAAGAAACTGGTGTTGTTTCTGGTAGATTAAAGCAAGGCTTTACAGATATGTTCATGCAGTTAAAAGGTTCTGGTATTGAATCAAAAGAAGCACTGGGACTAACTGAAAAAGGTATGAGACTGGCTGCTGATGCAGCAGCTGCTTATAACATTCCTTTAGAAGATGCTGTTTTAAAACTTAGAAGTTTTATTAGAGGTAATACTGAGGCTGGGGACTCTATAGGTCTATTTACTTCTGAATCTCAAAGAAATACAGCTGCAATGGATAAGTATGGTAAGAAGTGGCAAAAGCTTACAGAAGCAGAAAAACAAAACTTAATGCTTGATATATCTGGAAAGATTTATAAAGAATCTGGAGCAATGGGACAAGCTGCAAGAGAAGCAGACAATTTAGAAAATGTTATAGGTAATTTAAAATTCTCATTCAAAGAATTTTTAGCTGTTCTGGGTGCAAATATGCTAGGGCCAGCTATAGCATCCATTAAAGATTTTGGAGCTGCATTAGATCAAACTAAAAATATATTAGCAGATCAAGGCTTAATGGCTGCTATAGATTATATGACTAAATATATATCTGACAAAATAATTCAAATGTCTGACAGTATTCCAAAAGCTATGGGTCAAATGATTAGTGGTATTACTGGTTTTATTAACAGTAGTTTACCAGCTATAATGGCTGCTGGTGGAGCTATAGTCCAAAACATAGCAAAAGGAATAGAAATAAATAAAGGCAATATAAGTGCTGGGATAACAAGTTTAATAGGACAAGTAACATCATGGATAAATCAAAACATGCCAGCTATAGAGGCTACTGGAAGAACTATTATAAATGCTATTAGAACTGGTCTAGAAAACAATAAAGATGCTTTACATAGTGCAGTTTATAATATAACAAGAACAGCTGTTGATTTATTTTTAGACTATAAAACTATGATATTTCAAGCAGGTTTAGAAGTTGGTGGAGAATTTATAAGAGGTGTCTGGGAAGGTATCTGGCAGGCTGGAAGTAAGTATAAACCAATGAATGATAATTATTGGGCTCCAGCAAAAGCTGATGCATCTAAAGCAGGAGCTGAGGCTGCTACAGCATGGCTTTCTTCTAGTGGTCAAGTATTTACTGGCAAAGGCCCTTCATTAACACAGTCTTTATTTTCTAAAGATACTTTTACAAGTATTCAAGTCAATGGTCAAGAATCTGGTTATGCATATATCAATGGTGTTAAAACAAAAATAGCTGAATTAAGTCCTGAAGTTAAAACTATAGTAGATAACCTTATTAAACAACAAGGGGAACAGCCAAAAGCAGAAGGTACTAAAACTGGTCAGCAGTTTTCTGATGGTGTTAAAGAAGGAATTAATACTAATAAAGAAGGTGTTAAAGCTACTGTAGATACAGCAGTTAATGAATCTACAGCTGGTGCTAAAGAGACTGCAAAGGCTAAAGGTAAAGAAGTAGGACAAGCAACAACAGATGGAGCTAAAGAAGGTTTAGCTCAATTATCACCAGCAGCAGCACAAGAAATGGCAGCAGCTACACAAGCATTACAGCAGTCAGCAACTAACATGTATAATGGTGCAAAAGTTTCTTTTAGCAGTCTAGCAAATGTAGCAAGATCTTCTATGAGTTCAATGTACAATGGAGTATCTACTTCATTTAGCAGCATGGCAAATAATGCAAGAACAGCTTGCAGCTCTATGTATAATGGCTGTAAAACTTCTTTTGTAAATTTAGCTAATGTAGGTAGAAACCAATTTAGTAACTTATATAATGGAGCTAGTAACTCTATTAGAAGTTTATCTTATGCTGTACAAGGTAACATGAATACAGTTAGAAGTGCTATTAATATAAAAGGTGCTGTAAATTCTGCAATATCTGATTTTAATAGATTAAGAAGTGCTTTAAGCAAGCCTATTAATTCAAAAATAAACATTTCCAAAACTACTACAGTTTCTACTGTATCTAAGCCAGCTATGCTAAGAAGTTTTGCTGTTATGCCTCATGGTGTATCTGCATCTGGAGCTGCTGTATCTAGTGGTAAAAATTCCAATTCAAATAACCAACACATGACAACAGCAATTTATTTAGATAGTAAAACAATTGCAAGTCAAACTGCCAAATATACTGATGGGGCAATTAACAAAATAAACACAAGAAGAAATAGACTAGGAGGTGTGCTATAAGATGTATGTTAAATATGCAGGAATTATATTATCTGACTTGTTCCAAGTAAGAACAGTTAATACTTCTGCCATTCCAAATAGAAAAAATATATCTATAGATATTCCATCAAGACATGGAGAACTATACAATGGCTTTAAATATGGGACAAGAGAAATAGAAATTACTTTTATAGTAAGACCAGACAACTCATATGAATACAGCCAATATGTAACAGATATAGCCAATGCATTAGATGTAGATGCACCTTCTAGGCTATATCTGGGTGATGAACTTTCATATTATTATTCTGTACCAGATGGAAAAGTTGAAATAGATGAAATATCTGTAGGAGTTGGAGAAGGTAAAGTAAATTTTACTTGTTATGATCCAATGATTTATTCTAATGAATATAAACTATTTGAAGGAACTAATTTGATTACTGCTAAAAATGATGGAACTACAGATGCATATCCAATAATTAAAACTAACTTTTCTAAAGATGCACACTTTGTTCAAGTAACTAATGCTGATACTGGAAAAGCAGTTTTGATAGGAGAATGGACTAATGCAGACAAAAATTCACAAGCTAATAAAACTTTACATCTTCAAGATCCATGTGAGGTAACTACTAGCTGGCTTTCTGCTGGGAATGTAGTTGATACAGATAGATTAGTAGAAGGTGGAGTTACTATAAATAGTGGTGGCTATGGAATTAAAGCCAGCAATTTTGGTACAACTACAGATCAAAAGTGGCATGGGCCAGCTGTTAGAAGGAATCTGGGGACTAATGTACAAGATTTTGAAGTAGTTGCTACTTTTGAACATGATTCCAAAGGTAAAAATGTATCTAATAATTTAAATACTCCATCTAATTCTCAATATCAAACAACAGCAAATTTAAATATTAGAAGTGGCAGAGGCACAAGCAATAAAGTTTTAACTACAATGCCAAGTGGAACTAAAATAACTGTAACTGACATAGCATCTGGCTGGGGTAAAGTTACTTATAAAAACATTACTGGTTATTGTTCTATGCAGTATTTAAAGCTGGTAGCTGCTGTAAATTCAACTCATAGAACTACAGCAAATCTTAATTTAAGAAGTGGCAGAGGCACTGGCTATAAAATAATATTAACTATACCTAATGGAACATCAATAAATGTATCAGAAATATCTGGAGGCTGGGGCAAAACTACTTATAAAGGATATACTGGCTATGTTTCAACTCAATATTTAACAGCTTTAACTCAAACAGCAAGTGCAACTGTTTTTAATGGAGAAGATACAGCAGACAATAAATTAGGAGTAATTGAACTTTATGGCTTTGATTCTAATGGACAGAAATTATTTAAAATGATGCTAACAGATGCTAATGAATGGTATGAATATACACATCCACAAGTACAAATAGGCAATAATATAGTTTTAAAAGATGATGGAACTGTTCCAAAACCTTTAACTAAAAAAGAAAAAAATGATAAAGGTGAAGAAGTAACTGTAAATGACTTATCTGGAAAATATGGAAAATGGAATGAGTTCTATGGAAATATCAAAGTAAGAAGAAAAACCATTAATGGAAAACATCAATGGTATTGTGAAGTAAATAAAATAAAAGATGGTAAAGTTGTTACAACAATTCATACAGCAAATCTAGTTTCTGATTCATATCCAAAAGGAAGTTTAAATAATGTAGTTTTATACATGGGAGCTTTTAAAGACAAATCTCCAGTAGAAATGACATTAACACATCTTTCTATTAATCAATTAAATACAGTAGATTCAACAGTTAATCAAAAAATATTTAAGAATGGGGATGAATTAGAAATAGACTGTAGCACTAACATGGTTTATTTAAATGATGAACCATTTATGCAACATGTAGATATAGGCTCACAATTTTTTGAGCTAGGTTCTGGTGATACAAATATTAAAATTCATTCTGATGATGCTGAAATATTTTCTACTGTAACATTAACTGAGAGGTGGCTATAAATAAATGACTAATACAATTTTTATATTAAATAAGGACATGCATGTAATAGATGTTCTTAGTAACAATGGGGACTCACCAAAGAGTCCCTTTTTTGATGATTCATATGTTCAAGACATGGCTACTGGAGCTGAAACTTTTGAATTTACAACTTTATCAAATGAAAGAACAAGTAAATATATAATAGCTGGTGGATATGTAGCTTTTAAATATAAAAATAAAACTAAATTATTTCAAATATTAGAAACAACAGAAGAGCATGAGGAAGGTTTATATAAATCATGTTATTGTGAAGTAGCAGGACTAGAATTAATTAATGAAATAGTAAGACCAAGAGAAATAGCTGCTGCAAATATAAAACAATTCATGGAAACTATACTGGCTGATACTGACTGGAAACTAGGAATAGTAGATGCTGGGATAACTAATGTATTAACTACAAATATAGATAAATCTATGAATGTATACAAATTAATTCAAGACAATTTAAGTGTATATGGTATAGAAATAGAATATAGAGCTGTAATGTCTCATAATCAAGTCATAGGAAAATACATAGATGTTTACAGCCAAAGAGGAAAAGAAACTAAAAAAAGATTTGAATATGGTGTTAATGTTTCTGGTGTCTCTAAACAAGTGGATATGTCAGAGTTTTGCACTGCTTTAGTAGGTATAGGAGCAAATGGAATAGATTTTAAATCTGTTGCTGGAACTGGCCCTATAGTAAAACCTATTAACCAAGATTTTGTGGCAGATGAAGAAGCATATAAAACATGGAATAAAAATGGCTCACATATAACTGGTACTTTTGAATTTAATACAGAATCACCAGCAGAGCTATTAAGATTAACATGGAATGAGCTACAAAGAAGAAAACAACCTAAGTTCACTTATGATATTAAAACAGAAATGATTCTGGGTGATGAAGAAGGAATAAACATAGGTGATACAGTTTATGTAATAGATAATGACTATGCTCCAGCATTACATTTAAGTGCTAGAGTGGGTAAATTAGAAATAAGTCTTACAGATCATACAAAAAATAAATGTATATTAACTAATTTTAAAGATGTTAAAAGTGGTGTCTTATCACTTGAAACAATCCAAGCAATAATAAGTGGAAAATTTCCAGTAACATCTGACAATATAGCTGATGGAGCTATAACAGAAGGAAAAATAGATACACAATATTTAACAACTATAAAAACTGATGTATTAATAGCAGCAAAAGTAGAGGCTGAAAATCTTGTAGCTGATAAAGCAACTATAGGTGAATTAAATGCTGCTAATGCTAAGATAAATAATTTAGTTGCTAAAGATGCTCAAATAGATAGAGCTATAATAGATAATCTTACTGCAACTAATGCAGAGATTACTAACTTAAAAGCAAAAGATGCTTCTATTGAAAATCTGGTAGCAACTAAAGCTAATATAACTGACTTAAATGTAACTAATGCAAATATAACCAACCTTACTGCTACTAAAGCCAATGTAACTGATTTAACTGCTGCTAATGCTGATATAACTAATCTAAAAGCAGATGTAGCTAATATAGATACATTGTTAGCAGGAAATATTACTGCTGCTAATATTAAGGCTGGAACTATAACAGCTGGCTCTGGTATTATTGCTAATGGTGCAATAGGTTCAGCTCAGATTTCATCTTTAGATGCTGCTAAAGTAAATGCAGGGACTATAGATACTTCAAAAGTTACTGTAGCAGGGCCTAACAGCAATTTAAAAATGTCTGGTAATAGATTACAAGTATTTACTGGCATAGGATCTGGACAAGTTGAAAGAGTATCTTTAGGGGATGTTAATGGAAATGGCTCTAAATATGGTTTATTAATAAGAGGGGCAGATGGCCAAACTGTTATAATGGATGAAAATGGTGTTACTAATGCTGGAATTACTAATGGCTCTATAACTAATGAAAAAATATCTGGAACTGCAAATATTGATGGAGCAAAATTAAATATTAGCTCTGTAGTAACTAAAATAAATGCTGGAACTACTTCAATCTCTGGAGCTAAAATAGATGTAAATGGCACTTCTTTAACTACTAAATTATCTACTATAGATACAACTCAAACAGCACAAGGGCAGACAATTACAGAACATTCTTCAAAAATAGCTGCTAATGAAACTGCTATTAATCTAAAAGTTGATTCTCAAACATATCAAACAGATAAAACTGCAATGACTACTACTCTTAATAAAAACACTTCTGATATAAATTTACTAAACAATGAAATAGCTTTAAAAGTTGAACAAACTGACATAAATACTGCTAAATCAGAATTATTAGGAACAATGGATACTAAAATAAATGCTGCTAAGTCAGAAATAAAAGTTACTACAGATGCTATAACTCAAAGAGTATCTTCAACTGAAACTACTGTAAATACTGTTACTAACACTGCTAATACTGCTTTAACAAATGCTAATAATGCAAACACTTTAGCAGATAGTAAAGCAAAAGTTTTTACAGCAACTCCAACAGTTCCTTATAAAGTTGGAGATCTATGGACACAAGGGACAACTGGGGATGTAATGAAATGTAAAGTAGCAAGAGCAACTGGCTCATATACTGCATCTGACTGGGAAAAAGCATCAAAATATACTGATGATACAACTGCAAATACAGCTAAAACTACAGCAGATAGTGCTTTAAGTAAGGCTAATACAAATACAACTTCTATAGCTTCAACTAATTCTAAAGTATCTACAATAGAAACTAATTTAACTTCTATAACTTCCAGAGTAGGAACTGTTGAATCTAAACAAACAACTACAGATGGCAAAGTAACTTCTTTAGAAACTAGAATGACTGGTGCTGAATCTAAGATTACAGATACTGCTATAACTAATACAGTTAAAGCTAACTTCTATACTAAATCAGAAACAGATACAGCTATAACTTCTAAAGGTTATCAAACTTCTTCTCAAGTTCAGCAAACAGTAAATGCATTAGAGATTAAATTTGAAGAGTCTGGTGGATACAACTTATTATATAATGGTGATTTTAAAAGAGAATTTGAAAAATGGAATTTAAATGGAACTGTAGATTATGCTACAACTTGTACTTGCCCTAATAGTATTGCTGTTAATATATTAGGAGCATTAAATACAACAAAATGGATAACACAAAATGTAAATTTAGATAAAAATGCTTCAAACTATACTTTATCATGTTGGATGTATACTTCTTCTACTGGTGCTGATGGAACTACAAATCCATTTAGAAAATTATATTCTAACTTGGTGTACACAGATGGAACAGCATCTTACCCTGCTGTACAAAATACAAAATATGACACATGGGAAAAGGTTAGTATTACATTTACAAAAGCAAGTGGAAAACAATTTAATAGATTAGAAGTCTTTGGATATGTAAGAGACACTACAAAGAGAGTTTATTTTTCTCAAATACAAGTGGAAAAAGGCTCTGTTGCAACAGAGTGGAGTCCCAATCCAAATGAAATATATGATGGTATAACTACTATAGATAAAGATGGTATAACAGTAAAAAATAACAACTCTGATACTTATACTCAAATAGATAGTGGATCTTTTAGAGTAGAAAATAATACTGGTGGTACTATAGCAGAATTTTCTACTACTTCTAACATACCAATCCTTAAATCTGGAACTATAACAGCAGATGCAATATATGCTCCTAATATAGTTAATACTCAACAGTCATTAACTTATTATGTTAATTTATCTACTGGTAATGATAACAATAATGGTTCTTCTACTTCTCCATTAAAAACTATACAAGCTGCACTAGATAATTTATATAAATTTTTGGAAGATGATACTACTATTACTATAATCATTTCTGGAACTGGCTCACAAGAAGTAAGAATGAGAGGTTTCCAAGGAGCAGGGCAAATTCATTTAAGTTTTGCTAATGGCTCAAAACTTTATACTAGCTTATTTGATATAAGAGAATGTACTTGCAAAGTAAAAATTGCAGGAGCTGATACATGGTCTAATTCTGTAGGACAAATAATAAATGGAGATACTGGAAGTTGTATTTATGTAAGAACTTGTTCTTTTGTAGAAATATATCATATGTGTATCTGTGGTAGTGGCAAGGGCAATGGATATGCAGTAACTTCTGTTTCAGGCTCTACTGTTTATGTAAATGCTTGTGAAATAGATAGATTTAGTTCACCTATAAGAGCAGAATACAAAGGAAGAATATCTTTATTTAATACAAGTGGATCAGATTTAGATTACCTATGTACTGGTTCTAACTTTGGAGAAATATATCTTCAAGAAGGTTATGGTGTAGTACCAAATGCAACATATGAATCAAACTCTACTGGAGCAAGTTATTATATGATATTTGGTGGAGATCAAGGACAAACTTCTGGAACTATAAATACAAGAATGAATGGAGCTATCTATCCACCTTCTTATGTGCCACCAGCTCCACCAGCTACTACTACAAATACAAGAACTTGGACTTTTAATAAAATCTGGAGTGATGAAACATTAAATGGCTGGTCAGATAAATCAGAGTTAATACAAGGTTATTGCTCTAGCTGGTCAACTGGTAGATGGACTGGGTATATGCAAATGACAGATGATTTTGCAGCAATAAGAACTGCTATAGCTGGTGGAACTAATTTATCTGGTAGAATTTATATCCAAAGAAGAACTACTTCTGGTAATTCTGTAGATTCTAAACTTTGTTTATATGGTTCTGATGGAACTGCTATAACAACATCTACACTAATAGATCAAGGACAAGGTGTATGGGTAGCTCTAAGTGCTGCTATAGTTGCTAAGATTCAATCTGGAGCAATAAAATATTTCTATTTAAAAGCAGATACAAATAGTGCAGCTACTTATTTTAAATGTGAAAGTAATGCAAAAATAGAATTAACTTATACTAGCTAATTAAGGGTCATACATCTATATGACCTTTTTAAATACAATACATGAGGTGAAGAATATGTTTGATAATATGCAAATATCAAAAGAATATACAATAACAGATAATATAACTAATAATAAAGTTCCAGTGGCTGCTTTTAATGCAACTCTAAATAAAGATTCTGGAATTTATGTAAACATGAATATAACATATCCTAATTTATATCAAAGTAATAAAGATAATATATTAATAGCTTATAGAGATTTTACAAGTGAAGTAACTGCATTAGCTGTAACTATGGGATTAGCTACAACTATAACTACTGCACCTTCTATACTAGATGATCTAGAAGGAATAAGACAAGAATTAACTATAATAGCATCTGAAACATTTAATCAAGTTATAGCAAGTTTAGGAGATATACAAGTAAATCCAGTACCCATAATAGATGTTGGTACTAGATATTAGAATATATAAGTAATTATACCTACTGGGCAGTCTTTATGGCTGCCTTTTTATTATGCTATTAAAACAAAAACAACTAGGGGTGATATAAATGGATATGACAACAATGATACAAACTGTAGGCTTCCCAATAACTGCTGTAACTGCTCTGGCATGGTTTGGAAGAGACTTTATAACTAAAGTTATGGAAGATAGCAGACAAAGAGAAATACAGCTTATAGAAAATAATAATAAATTATCTGATGCTTTAAGAGTAGTAGCAGATGCAACTGAATCAGCAACAATCCAATTAAATAGATTATGTGATAGGATGGACACTTTAGAAGAAAAAGTATCTGATTTAGAAAAAAAGTTTAAAAAGTAAAAATTCTAGCACTTACCTTTTTTGGGGACAGTACTAATAAATTTCCAGATGTAGTGATTTTGTTACTTCTGAAAATATAACTAGGGGATGATATATATGAGTAAATTTATAATAAATGCAGGCCATACTCTTACTGATTCTGGAAGTGGAGCTATTGGCCTAATTAATGAATCAAAAGAAAATAGAGCAGTAGTAAGTCATGTTATTAAGCTATTAAAACAACTAGGACATACTGTAATAGAATGTACAATAGATAAGTCAGAGAACTATTTAAAAGAGGCTGTAGCTACTGCTAATAAACATGATGCAGATTTAGCTGTTAGTATACATTTTAATGCTGGTGGAGGCACTGGTACAGAAACATTAGTATTTGATTCTAATGCTATTCCTAATAAATATGCTAAAGCTATTAATAAAGAAATAACTGCTGCTTTTGGTTATACTGACAGAGGTATTAAACAAAGACCAGATCTATACTGGTTAAGAGCTACTACTTCTAAAGCTATATTAATTGAATGTTGTTTTTGTGATTCTAAATCAGATGTAGCTAAATATTCTCCAGAGAAAATGGCTGCTGCTATAGTTAAAGGTTTAGTAGGAGAATCACCTTCTGATACTTCTGATGAACTACTAGCTGTATGTGTTGGAGCTTATTCAAATAAAGCAACAGCTGATAAAGTATTAGCAGAAGTAAAAGCTAAAGGTTATAAAGATGCTTATCTAATAAAAAGATAATAAATAGGGGCAAAAACTAATAGAAAATATAGCTGTATGCATTGGTATTGCTTTGCTTGAAGGGTGTAAGAGTAAAGACCCATAGATAATATAAAGAATATATATTCTTTACTATAACTATGGGTCTTTACTTAAAACAGCTACAGCTATTGATATAACTGGAGTACAGTTCCTTTTTTAGAATACTTTTGCCCCTTTTATATATCATTATTTAATATTAAGCAGATATATACAATACTACCTATAATCATTGTAGCTGGTATTAATAATAATCCCAACATAATTGGATCAACTCCTTTTAATAGAGATTATAGTCATTAATACCAATTATCTATACTAAAAAAAGAACAACTGTTATAGTTGCCCTTCTTCATGCTTCTTCTTTAATCTGTAGAATTTAGCTCTACTTATATTAAGTTGTTTAATAGCCTCTGGTACAGATATAAAACCATCAACTACTTTATTATTGTATTCTACAAAATCATCTGGAACATTAGCTGGCCTTCCTATATGTTTACCTTCTGCCAGAGCAGCAGCTATTCCTTCTCTTTGTTTAATTCTTTCATATGCATCAATTATTATTTGTATATCTATAGTACCAACAGTAGGAATATTTATAGTGCCAGTATCAAGATCAACTTCCATATCTTTTTTATCTGTCATATTTAACAGCTCCTTTTAATAGCTTATTTATGTTTATTAATTGTATCACAACCACCTTTTTAGAACAATATGCAGAGTGTATGTCACATGTATGCCACAATATGATATAATGTTTTTAGAGGTGATTATAATAGAATGAATAAACATGAATGGTATGGATTAACTCCAGCTGAAAGAGAAGCATTAGTACTGGAGCTATTAGGTCAAGGCTATACAGCAGACCAATTAAATGATTACTTTGAAGTAAGAAGCAAAAGAGTTATAAATGATTTTATGAATGGAAGAGGCTACAGCAAAAGAAATAATACTTTTGTCCCTAAAGATGGGACAAGTTTTAAACCTATTGCCAAAGATAATATAGCTACAGAATTAAAAGAAGAGAATCAAAAACTGCTAGAGCAGCAGCAGGAGCTTTTAAACATTATAAATGAATACAAAGAAAAAGAAGATAAACAATTAGATCAAAATAATAAAATGCTGGATATTATAAAAGATTATCAAATTAAAGAAACAAATACTCAAAATCAATTAGTATCTATAATGAATAATGATAGAGATCAAAATGAAAGAGTTTTATCTATAATAGAATATTACATGTCAAAAACTGTAGAGATAGAAAATAAAAATAATACTAAATTAATTGAATCTGAAATAGCAATGACACAAGAAAGACCAGAGCCAGATTATGATGTAGAAATAATAGATACATCTTTACCAGTAAAAAATTATGAAGAAACAGCAACAAGAACAACTATTAGAGTTCATAAACCATTAATGGATGAATTTAACAGCATCTGGAAGGCAAAATATGGAGAATATAGACAACATGATTTATTAAATATTGCATTACAAATGTTTATAGATAAATATAAATAGCTGCTATTAATTTAGTGGCTATATTTTTTAAAATAGATGTGTAATAAAGATAAAATTATTGCTAATATTATATTGAGGAACATTAAAAGAAAAAAGTTTCACAAAATTATGTAAACCTATTGCATTATTTTTTATATGGTGTTACTATGTATTTACAAGATAAATAGTAGAGCAAATGAAGGGCAGGAAACAGCAAGAGAATCCAGAGATGGCAATCACAGCAGATAACAAGCCTATGACATACACATGTATGTCTGAGTAAGAGTAGCTACTTAACTAATAATGAATACTGAATAAACAAGAACACAGAAGCAATTAATAACTTAATAAAAGTAGTGGAGATAGAGCAACAGCACTAAGAACTCACATAGCAGGGAAACAGAGAAGGTAATAAAAACTGAGGTACTGATAACAATGCTAGAGGAAGATCATAGATCATATGAAGAAAGCTAATAAGACTTTATAGGCCAAAGGCAGCTACAGAATAAAAGCTTGATTAATCAGCTGGAACACAGAGTAAATAGTAGTCATTTCCTAAAAACAAATCTTTTAAAAAAAATCCAAAAAAGTGTAAATTAATAATATATATATGGTATTAATAATAATGTAAGACAAAAATGTTCTGGCCAGAACTATAATTAACTATAATCAAAAAGTCTCATAAGGTGTATATGAGATATGCAAAAGGAATCAACAGCTATTCTAAAAAAATTTTAGAAGTGAAATGTAAAATGGATATAGCCATATAGTAATAATTAGATAGAGGCAATCAAGTCTCTTTAAAAAAATAAAGTGTGATACCACACTGATAGCAAAAGGAGTTTAAAAAAATGATAGCACAAAGTAATTATACTGATAGAGATGGACAAGCCAGAGAAATGAGGCAAAGACAAATAAGAGTGACAGAAGATGAAAATAAAAAATTAAATGAATTAATAGATTTAACTGGTTTAACTCTAAGAGATTTAATAACTGGTTTAATAGAAGAAGAATATAAAAAATTAACTATATAAAGGAGAGTATATAAAAATGAAATTATTAAAAATAGCAAAACAAGGATTTATATATATAACAGAAGATGGACAAGTAAGCTATAACAGAGCTGCAATAATGAAAGCAGGCTGGAAAGTAAAGAAAGCAGGAAATACAGAAGGAATTAAATCAGCATGGAGAACTGCAAAAATGCAACTACAAAACATGAAAATGACTATAGCAGAAGTAACAGAGCCATTAAAACATTATGAAAACTTTATAGATTATTATTATGATAGAAAAGAAATAGAAGCAGAAATAGCATTAGAAGATTCTGGAGAATATGAAGATCCAGATTTAAAAGCTCTAAGAGAATGGGAAGAAGAAAAAGCTGCTTTTGAATTTAAAGAAAAACAATATAAAAGATTAAGAAACTTTAGAAAAAATGGGGGTATCAATTAATATGATAAAAGAGCTAGATTTTGAACAAATGACATTAGCAATATTTGGAGAAGAGAAAATAGCAGAAATGAAAAAAATAGCTGCTAGAAAAGCAGAGAAAGCACAAGCTGAATGGAAAAAAGAAATGGAACAAATAATGCATAAAATTGACAGAAAAAATGATATAATGTACTTTGAGGAGGAAATGCCTATGATGAAACACAAAGTATTATTAGATATAAAAGAATTTAAAATAAAACCAAGCAACTTGCAAGCTGGTTCTATACAAAAGAGACTTCCAGAGTGTTCAACAGAAGTTACTATAGAAGAATTAGCAGAAGCAGTAGCTAAAGGAAGAACTTTTAAAGCTGCATATCTAACTGGAACAACACAAGATACATTTATATCATCTTCTTTAATAGCTGTAGATATAGACAATAAGGGAGAAGAATTAGAACAATATGGATATGTATCTGTAGAAGATTTTATAGCACAAGCTGAAAAATCAGATATAAAACCAGCTCTTGTATATACTACATTTTCTCATACAGAAGCAGTACATAAATACAGAGCAGTATTCCAGCTAGAAAAACCAGTAACAGATTTAAATCATTTAAATGCAGTAGCAGAAACTATTAAAAATGAGTATCCATATTCTGATGCTAAAGTATCAGTAGTACACTGCATATATGGTGGAAGAAGAGTTGTAGCATTAAATAAAACTGCTACAGTATCTACTAATGTGGAATATGAAGAAAAAGAAATTAAAAAGACTTCTAGAACCAAAATAAAAGGTAAGATAGAAGATAAATTAACAGTAACAGAATTAATAATAATGGATAGATTAAAGGCACTTAACTTTGATGTAGATGTTGAATATGCTTTAGCTTATGATTTTGTAAATAAAAATATATCTCCAGCATATTTACTGGGAGTAGAAAAAGAAATGAGATTTAGATGCATATTACCAGCACATGATGATAAAAATGCATCTGCATACATAGCTGAATATAATGGACAAGATTATTATAAATGCTCTGGGTGTCAATCTTACTTATCTACTATAGATTCAATGGCTAAAATATTAAATATGTCTCATGCAAAAGTATTACACTTTATAGCAAATGCATCTGGAATAAGATTAGGCTCAGAATACCAAAGAAATATGAGAGCATTAATAGCTGAAATAATGGCTCAAACTGATAACTTAATAAAAGAAGGTTCTATATTATATAAATACATGTCTAGGAGTAATTTACATGGAACATATAATTTAATACAACAGTTTGCTCTAGCACATGTAACTCCAGTACCATTAGCAGATGAAGAGCAAATAACATTCTTCTTATCTCAGAGCCAATTAAGAGATAAAATGGAACAATATAATATGAGAGGTTCTAGCATGGTGGGGTATAAATTAAATTCTTTAAAAGAACTAGGAATTATAAGAGCTTTAAGAAATGAAGAATTATCACCAGAAACACTAGCTAAAGCAAATTCTGTAAGAGCATCACAAGCTATTAAAACAAATGCTAAATATCTTAACAGAGTTGAATATTATGAATTAGTAGATTTATCAGAAGAAGTTATAAATAATGCAGAAGCAATAATAATAACTTTAAAAGAATCTGGAGTAAAGAGAAAGAAAATAAATGCTACTAGAAGAGCAGCAGCATTAGGAGAAGATTTTGTAGCTAATATAAATGTACAAATGGATGTATCAGCAAAAATAAATAATCCTAAGACTAAAACACAGCTGGATAAGTTAATAATAACAGCTGGAGCTTTAATAGATAAACAAGGTTACTTTACAGAAGAACAACTAAGAAAAGCATTTGATCCTAAGAGAAAAATAAAAAAAGATGTAGTACAAAAGTTAATAGATGATTCTATACCACATATAATAAAACAAATAAACATAAAAAAAGATAGAGTAAAGAAGTCCACAAGAGAACAACACTCTATCACATCAAAAATAAAAAATAATACTACAATATACTGTTAATATCACAATCTTACAAATGCCAATAAGTAAGACTTAAAAATACAAATATGATTTATTATTGAAGAAGAGCTGCCAACTCTTCTTTTTTTTTATTGCTTAAAATTTTATTCCTTATAAGTATACCATATTCCTCTAAAACTATTCCAAAAAAAATTTTAAAAAGTAGAAATTTAATTAATTTAGTAGGCATTAATCATAGTAGAAGGACATTTCTAAAAAAAACTTTATATCTCATATGTAAAAAAAGCTTCTTAACATGTAATACATGAATAAGAGGCACATATAGTAAAAATATGGAAGTTATCTTACAAAACAATTCATAAAAGGGGGTCATTCTACATGACAAAAAACTTTAATTCTATGGCACAAGCTATAGACTGCTTTTCTTTATTTATGCCTACTGGGGATGCTAAAAAAGATTTAATAGAACCAGTTTTAACTGGTACTCATACTTTTAATGAAATAGCTACAGAGGTAGCAGAATATATCTGAAAAACAATGAATTATGATACAAATCCAGAATGGATAAAAGAAAATGGACTTGTAGGTAAAAAGAAATATTATCCAGAAGGAAAATGGAATGGAGATAAACTTTACATAGATGTAAAAGGTGAAGATGCTGGACTACAGCACCATATAAAAAATAGATTAATGAATTTTGAATCTATGCTATATGAATTTTATCTACAGAATACATTAAATGAATTAGGTTTATTCCAAGAAGTAAGGGAAGCATCACATTACATGGATACAGTTTATAAAGTAGATTTATTAGCAAGAGACATAGAAGGGGAAATGTTTAATATCTCAGTTTTCAATTCAGCTGATTCAACAGCATTATATAAATTAAATCATAGCACAAAAGCAAGGAGAGTAGGCTACAGATTAGCTTACAGTGTTAGAAAATCTGGAGATCCAAGAAATGCAGACAATGTATTAAACTGGTTCAATCAAATCATAGAAGAAGATAAACATCTGTTATATCTAGATAATAATTCAAATCAATGGAAGATTTCTTAAAAAATTCAAATAAAAAATGTTAAAAATAATTAAATATACAGTAATAAATTAATAGAAACACAAGGACATACATATGTGTGACATTCATATATTAAAACTAAATAAGTCTCATAAGGTGCATAAGATACAAAACAAAAATAACTAATAAAGGTAGGTACAAAGCAAATGAAAAAAACTATATTAACTAATTTAACAAATGAAATGATAAATATATTATTAATAGATTTAGCAGAAGAAAATGCTACAGAAGAATCTCAAACAATAAAATTTAAGCATTACAATAAAGATTTAATAGCCAAAGCAGTAGCAGCTGCAAGACCTAAATATTCTTTAGAATGGTCAGCAGATATAATAAGGGATGAAGTATATGCTACATTATATGAATCAATGGTTATAGTATCAAAAGATATGGATATAGAAGATATAAAACTGGATAATCCAACTTTTGCAGGGCCAGTTTATAACATGACTATGTTAAAAATAAAAACTCATTTAATACCAGAATCTAAAAAGAGCAATGGAAAAGTTATAGAAGTTCAAGAAATAGCAGCAAGCCAATTAGGAGTTAATGAAAATGGACAAGCTCTTACAATAGAAGATATATTAGCAGGGCAAGATATAGCTGTACTAATGGGAGCAAAAGAAGAGAAAATGAATCAATTTTTAAACTGGTTCAATAATAACAAGAAAAATATATTAACTAAGAAGCAATTATCTTATCTTGAAAATGAAAATAAAACTTCTACTGACTCTGGAAATCAATCTGCTATAAGAAAAAGAATAGCAGAAAGAGTATCTAAAACATATCAAGAACACTATGGAGATGTATCACCAAGAATAGCAAATCTTATGGATCAGCAAAGAATATTAGAAACTATATTAGATGCAAAAGACTTTAGAGCAACTTTAAATGATTACATGGAAGAAGATTTTATAATAGATGCTATAACAACTCATGTATCAATGAATACTATGAAATCTTTTAATAAAGGGGCTAATGCTCCAGAAGGAATAAAAGAGTATAGAATAGCACTATTTAAGAAACTAGGAGAAGTTATATCAATGCTAGAGGCTGCTAAATAGCTTCTTTTTAGATGTATGCCATAATCATATAAAATGTATGTCATGTATATGCCATAAAGAAAAGTTTCCTAGTAGAAATAAAAAATCACAGCCTAATTCACTCTATATATATGTAAGAAATAAAATGATATTTACCCTCCTTTAATTAATAACTCTGGCAGATTTTCCCTCCTTTAACTGCTGGAGTTATTTTTTTTTTACTAATATAAGTAAGCTGGATGCTGCAACTTTAGTTCAATTCTAAAGATACTTACCAATACAATTTAAAACTAAGGAGAACACAATGGACAAGCAATATAACAAAGAAAATTATTGTTTTAATTGTGGATCTGAATTAGCTGGAACTGGAGCAGATCCTTTAACAGCAGAAACATTTTACACATGTTCAAACTGTAACATGGATTATACAGTAACAATAACTGATGATTACACAATAAAAATAGAAATAGACACACTGGATAAATAAAAAATCTTATAGGAGCTGATACACATGAGTAATTTAAAAGAATCACAAAACAAATTAAATGATTCAATATTAAACCAGATGTGCTGGACATTTAATAAGGATGACATGAAAAGGCTGCTAGAATTTTATTTTAAATCAAATCTAATGACTAATGATTTAATAGCTTTAACAGAAGAAGTTAATGAATGTAAAGAAACACAGCTGGAGAATAAAAACAAATTAGCTACTATAGAAAAAGATTTAGAAATAACTCTAGGATTAATAAATGAGAAAACAAAATAATTATATAGTAAAAGAAATAGATTACAAAATTGGAAAAACTTTTATAGAAACATATCATTACAGTAAAAAAGTTTCCAAGGGTGTTAAATTAACACTTGGAGTATTTGAAGATGATACATTGCAAGGTGTATTAATGTTTAACCATCCAATAAGAAGCAACTCAACAACAAGCCAATTAGTAGAAAACTCTACTACCAAAGATATGTTAGAACTAGGAAGAATGGCAATGCTGGACACAGCTCCTAAGTTCTCTGAATCTAAAGCCATAGGCAAATGTATTAAATGGCTCAAATCCAATAAAAAAGATATAAAATATATTCTTTCATATTCAGACCAGAAACAAGGAAATCTAGGAATAATATATCAAGCTACAAACTGGCTTTATCTTGGATATACCACATCACAATCATTCTACAAATTAGATGGAGAAATAATCCATAACATAAGCATCTGGCATAGACATAAAACCAGAAGTGCTAAATTTCTAATAGAAAATTATAATCAAGTATCTAAGATAATAGCAAATCAACATATCTATATTTATCCATTGCAGAAAAACTTAAATATTTTAAAAGAGCTGCAATCATACCCTAAAAAAGAAAACTTCCAAGACTTATATAGAGAAATAACAATTAAATAAGAAAGTAGGTGAGCTAATGGATAAATTAACTCCTAAACAAAGATTATTTGCAGATAATTACATTATCTCACTCAATGCAACCCAAGCATATAAAGATGCTGGATATAAAGCAAAGAATGATAATGTAGCTGCTGTAGAATCTAAAAGATTATTACAACAGCAAAAAATAAAAGATTATATACAAGAAAGAATGGAATCAAAGGATGCAGAACTAATAGCATCACAAGATGAAGTTTTAAATTTTTTAACAGATACTATGAGAGCTGCTAATGGGAAACATCACATAGCACAAAGATTAAGAGCAGCAGAAATGCTAGGAAAAACACATGCTTTATTTACTGATAGAGTAGAATCAAATAATACTAATACAAACTTTGAAATAACTATAATGGATGATGAACCAGATGAAACTTAATATTAGTAAAAAAATATTTAATGAGTCATATTATCCATTATTATTTGATTATTCCCATAGATGGGAAGTCTACAGAGGCTCTGCTGGTTCTGGTAAGTCTCACTTCATAGCACAAAAGATAGTACTAAAAGCATTACAGAATAAAAGAAGAGTATTAGCTTGCAGAAGATATGCAGTAACTATAAGAAATTCAGTATTTGCACTATTTGAAGATACATTAAGAAACTTTAAAATATATGAATACTGTAATATAAACAAATCAGATAGAACTATAACACTTCCTAATGGCTCACAAATATTATTTGTTGGTTTAGATGATGAAGCAAAACTATTATCCCTTCAAGATATATCAGATATATTCATAGAAGAAGTATATGAAGCAACTAAAGACATAATAGAACAGTTAAACCTTAGAATGAGAGGAAAAGCTGCTAATCAGCAAATCTATATGGCATTTAATCCAATATCATCAAAACACTGGCTATATGGCTTTTGTGAAATAAACCCACCAGAATCTTTTCTGTATCATGTATCAACTTATAAAGATAATAAATTTTTAACTAATGATTATGTAAATTCTTTAGAAGAAATGCTAACTAGAAACCCAAGAAAAGCACAAGTATTTGTTAAAGGTGAATGGGGAGTATTAGTAGATGATTTAGTATTACCTAATCATAAAATAGAATCATTTGATATACAAGAACTACTAAGAAATCCTAAGATAGAAGTAAGAGCAGGACTAGATATAGGTTATGTAGATCCAACAGCAGTAGTATTAAGTTTTTACAATAAAGAAACTAAAACAATATACATAATAAATGAATATTACAAAAGAGGCTCTACACTAGATGAAATAGTACAAGCTATAAAAGATATGAACATAACTAAGCAGAAGATATATTGTGATTCAGCAGACCCAAGAGCAATCAGTTATTTTAAAACTAATGGATTAAGGGCAGAAGGTGCTAAAAAAGGTAAAGACTCAGTTAAAACTGGAATATCTTTTTTACAGAATCATACACTTGTATGCCATAGTAGCTGTAAGAATGTAGCTGCTGAATTAGAAAACTATGTTTATTTAAGAGATAAAGCAACAAATCAATTAATAGAAGATAAGACAGACCATGATTATTCACACTCAATAGATGCATTAAGATATGCTTACAGTGATATTTATAATTCATTCAAAATCACATCTAAAAAGCTGAATTTAGGCTTATAAAGTTTACTACAACTAAACTTTTAGCAAAAAACAGTCATTTTCCTATAATCACAAAATACCACAATGGATAGACCTACTGGAAACACTCAATTCTTTTCAACTAATCCCTAAAGATTCATTTAAGGAATAGTTGCATTTCATACAAAAAACTGTCCTAAGACAGTCTTTTATTATTTTGCTACAGCTAATATCATAGCCAAAACAAAAGTTAATATCTGCACAATAAGAGAACAGATATTATAGGTTTTTTGATTCATGCTTTATATCTCCTATGATAAATTTGAAATAGTTAAATATTAATTCATCAAATAAGATTTAAATTCCCCTATAAATTACATTATAGCAGATGCAACTAAAAAAGACCTTATAAAAGGCCTTCTTTAATCAAAAAACTAGATTTTACAAAGAACCATTATAATATAAGAAGGTGAGAAACCACAAATGAATAACTTTAATAAACCAGTCTTTAAAACCAATGTTAAAGATTTAGATAAAAATACTATAGATAGTATAATAAAAGAACATAAGAACTTTAAATCAAAATACAATTATAATTATGATTACTTCATAGGAAACCATAAGATATTATATAAAACTATGGAAGATCCATCTAAACCTAATAATAAAATCATATCTAATTTACCTTCCTTTACAGTAGATATAAGAACTGGATACTTTTCTGGAGAACCTATAACATTTACTTCTGGCAATGAAAAGCAGCAGGAAGCAATTCTAGACATTCTTGAATATAATGACTTCCAAGATACTAACTCAGAATTAGATAAACTATCTGCTATATATGGACATGCTTTCCTAATATTATGGATAGATGAAGAAGGACAAACAAGGATGGCAGCAGAATCACCAGATAACATAATACTGGTACATGACAACTCTTTAGCTGCTAATCCAATAGGGGCAATAAGATACTTTGAATATAAAGATGCTGCTAATAATAATACAATATTAGAAATGACAGTATTTAAAAAAGATAAGATACAATATTTTTCTGGTTCTCAAAGTAATTTAATCTTAATTAAAGAAGAACCAAACTATTTTGGAGATATACCAGTAATAGAATTTATAGAGAATACAGAAAGAAAAAGCTGCTATCAAGATGCTATATCTATAGTAGATGCAATAGAAGATACTATAAGTTCTTCAATGAATGAAATAGAATACTTTGATAATGCTTATTTACATTTAAAGAATTTAGCAGCAACAGAAACAGCTGATATTCAAGATATGAAGAATAATAGAGTATTATTAACTGAGGCTGATGGAGAAGCAGAGTTTTTAATAAAAAATATAAATGATACTTATATACAAAATATGTTAAATAGACTAACAACTGATTATCATAAACTTACAAAGACTCCAGCTTTAACAGATGAATCATTCTCTGGTAATGCATCTGGTGTAGCTTTAAAGTTTAAATTATTTGGACTTGAAAAAGACATGTCTAAAAAAGAATCTAAATGGAAGAAGTCTTTACAAAGGATGCTAGAATTAATCAATAATAGATTAAACATGATAGGTGGATCTTATGACTACAAAGAAATTAAGATTACATTTACTAGAGCATTACCTACTAATGCATTAGAGCAGGCAGAATTAGTATCTAAATTAACTGGCATAGTATCTAATGAAACTTTATTAAGTCAGTTAGATTTTATAGAGAAACCTAAAGAAGAATATGAGAAGGTACAAGAAGAAAAAAAAGTATCTTTTGATGATTATAACTTTAATGACATACAAGTGGCATACACAGAAAAAATAAGCAATACCAATAAATCTGATAGTAAGTAGGTGATATAAATGCCTACTTATTATACTAATATGCCAAGCAGAGAATACTGGCTTGAAAGAGCATTAGACAAAGATATTGCTGCTAAAAAATCAGAAGATAAATTAATATCAGAACTAAATAACTTATATAAACAATCTTTTAAAGAAGTAAAAAAAGAACTTAATAACTGGTACAATGATTATGCTATAAACAATTCTATAACACTTCAAGAGGCACAAAGGTTATTAACTCCTATAGAAATGAAGCAATATCAAGAACATATAAAAACTTTAAGACAATTATATAATGCATCACATAATCCATTTGTATTAGAGCAAATTAATAAACTACAATCCAGAGCATATGTAACAAGACAGATGGCTTTATTAGACTCTATAGATAAAGTATTAATAGAAACATCTAATAATGTACAAATAGCTATGGAAGATCATTTAATTAATATGTATCAAAGAGAATACAAAGATACATTAAAAACATTAGGAGTTAAAAATATTCCAGTAACTCCAGTAGCTGCTGTTAAAGAAATTATTAATTATCCTTATGCTGGAGCAATGTTTAGTGATAGGATCTGGAGAAATAAACAACAGCTGCTAAATTATATTAATGATGATCTGGCTAAAGGTTTAATCAAAGGATCTTCTATTCAGAACATGTCAAAAGATCTTATGGAAAGATGCAATACATTATATTTTCAAGCTGCTAGATTAGTTAGAACTGAAACCAATTATGCAATGACACAAGGACACAAAAATGGTTATATAGATGCTGGATTAACTCAATATGAGTTTCTGGCAGAAATAGATGCAAGAACATCTGCTATATGTAAAAAATCAGATGGACAGATATTTAATTTAGATAATGCTATAGTAGGAACTAACATGCCCCCAATGCATCCAAACTGTAGAAGTACAATTTTACCAGTTATTCCAGATGCTCTAGAGCATGAACCAGCTGGAGAATTTACAGATTATAAAACTGGAAATACTAATAATGATGCATTAACATTCAAAGATAAGAAGGATGCAGCAAAACATGCTATAGATAAATTAGGATTCAAAGAAGTCAACTGGGGTAGAAAAATAACACATGAATTAGCTGGACAGATAGTAGGTAGATTAGATAAGATATTTAATATGTATCCTCAATTAAAGGGAAGCATGAAAACAATTCAAATGGATTCAACAATGGGCAATTCAATAGCATCTGTAAGTTATGGTGGAGCATTAAAAATATCTACTAGACATTTCTGGGATACTAAGGAATCAGCAAAAATGTATGACAGATGTATAAGATTAGATTTCCATCCAAAAGGGACAGAATATATGGATGTAATAACACATGAATGTTCACATATGATAGAAAGAATAAC